GTGTAGTGGGTACACATCATCTCCTCATAATATGGTCATTGCTGACACTGAAGCAGAGGCATTAGAGTTTATTGAACAAGAAGGATTGACTTTAGAAGATATTGATTACACCGAATTTGTATAAATAAGAGTATGACGACCTATTCAAAAATAATTCTAACCAAAACTGCACAAGAAGCCGAAAAACCCAATGCAGCCGATTTGGACTATGGTGAACTTGCGATCAATTATCGTGATGGCTCGCTTTATTTTAAGAATAATGATGATCAAATACAGTTGATCGCTTCTGAAGTGGCTATAAAAAATGCCAGCTCACATAGTCAATCCAGATCAAACCCGCATGAGGTTACTAAGGCGGATGTCCTACTCGGCAACGTCGATAATACCTCGGATCTAGGTAAACCGATCTCGACTTTAACTGAGCAGCGGCTCACTGAGAAGGCAGATGTGAGTACGACTTATACTAAGACCGAAGTTAATAATCTAACTTCAGATTCTACAACCCGGGCAAAATTCGCTGCTGCGAATGGCGCGCCGAGCCAGTCGGGATCATTGACTTATAACGAAGCGAATGGTACATTCACATATAATCCACCGGCTATATCGAGTAATGGTTTGAGCGCAGTCACTGCGGGAGTTGTAAGTGGTTCTGGAACATTAAATTATGCAGGTGGAGTATTCACATATACACCGCCCAATATCGCTGAAGTTGCTCGGGCCAGTTTAAGTGTAGGAACTGAAGAAACACCTGATGGTAATGGTGGAATTGAATATAACAATGTTACTGGTGTATTCAAATATACACCTCCTGCTGCTTTAAGTGATCAAGGCGGAATCACATTGTCAAGTTTAAGTGTAACCAATGATTCGCCTTTAGATGGTGATGGTTCATTGACTTATGATAACACATCAGGTCAATTCATCTATGACCAACCTACTTTGGTAGGGCTTGGTGGAATCACATTGTCAAGTTTAAGTGTAATTAATGATTCGCCTTTAGATGGTGATGGTTCATTGACTTATGATATTACATCAGGTCAATTTATACACGACCAACCTACTTTGGTTGGATTAGGCGGAATCACATTGTCAAGTTTAAGTGTAATTAATGATTCGCCTTTAGATGGTGATGGTTCATTGACTTATGATAACACATCAGGTGAATTTATCTATGACCAAGCTACTTTGGTTGGATTAGGCGGTGGCACTATCGCGACACAAGATTCTGATGATGTTTTAATAACTGGAGGTGCGATCCTAGCCAGTGGTGGTGCCGAGTTGACTGGTGGTGGTGTGCTTGGATATAAAAGTGTTGCACCCGGGCACTATGTGCAGCAATTAACCAGTGAGGAAACAGCAGTCACAATCAACTCTGTTGCTGGAACAATCAACTGTGTTGCCAATTCGTCATATAGTGGAAATAGTTTGCATCCATTCGTTGTGAACAACACTGAGGTTGCAGAGACTGACGTTGTGATAGTATCAATTCAGAGTGAAGATGGCGCAGGTAATGTCTTAAGTGCGGCGGTTACAGAAACGACTAGTGGAACATTTACAATATCTGTTATCAATACAAGCAATTCCGCCGTCGATGCAACTGTTATACTCAACTTTGCTGTTATTAAACATATTAATCCAATCCCTGTATAACTTTTACATGGCAACTTACGCAAACATATTTATCGATCAAGGGTCAGATTTTAGTTTCACGGTTGACCTTTCAACTACAGTTGGATCACTTGATCTAACAAACTATACTGCTCGTGGACAGATAAGAAAATCATATACTTCATCTACGTCAGTTGACTTTGATATTTCTATTAATGATTCTGATCCTGAACTCGAATGTTCTTTAACTTCCGCACAGACATCACTCTTAAAATACGGCAGATATGTCTATGATATCGAGATTCTTTCGAGCGACGATCCTGCAGTTGTAACGCGAGTTGTCGAAGGTCAAGTTGACGTAACACCAAGAGTCACACAGAACATCTAATGATTAATGCAAGCATAAATACTCCCACAAAGATTTCAGCGAAGTCACTTGTCATTGGAGATGTAAGTAAAAGATCTTTGGGCCTTGATGCTGTCACCTAACATATAACAATATTGTATAAATAGAGATATGGCTAAACCAAATTCCAGACAAACGTTAATCGACTACTGCATGCGGTCTCTCGGTGCACCAGTCATCGAGATTAATGTTGATGAAGATCAGGTTGAAGATCGTGTTGATGAAGCTATTCAATTTTATCAAGAATATCATTCTGATGCTATTGTAAGAGTGTATCGTAAACATCAGGTAACATCTGATGATGTATCTAATGCATACATTACTTTACCAGATAATCTTTTATTTGTAAATAGAATCTTTCCATTTAGTAGTTCTAAAAATTCTACGGGAATGTTTTCTGTAGATTATCAGATACACTTGAATGATATCTTCGACTTGAATAATGCGGAGGGAATAGTTCATTATGAAATGACTAAGCAGTATCTTTCTTTACTTGATCGGCAAGTGAATGGAATGCAGCAACTTTCCACATTCTCAAGACATCAAAACAGATTGTATGTTGAAGCCGACTGGAGTTCAAAGATTGGTGTTGGAGAATATATCATCGTTGAAGGTTATGAAACAATTGATCCAGATACACATAATGATGTTTACAATGATCGATTCCTAAAGAAATATGTGACTGCACTTATCAAACGACAGTGGGGTTTAAATTTAATTAAATTTGAAGGAATGCAATTGCCAGGTGGTGTTACACTTAATGGTAGACAGATCTATGATGATGCAGTCCAAGATATTGAGAAGATTGAAGAGCAGATGCAACTCACATACGAGATGCCGCCAGACTTCTTTGTTGGATAACACATCATGCCAAGAAATCAATATTTTAGTTTAGGCGCAACGTCTGAAAAGAATCTCTATGAAGATATAGTCGTAGAGGGTCTTCGTATATACGGGCACGATGTATATTATCTGCCACGAAGTATTATTAATGAAGATGGTATTTTCAATGAAGCATCTCTGAGTGAATTTGGCGAGGCATTTCAAATTGAAATGTATGTCGAAAACATTGATGGCTTTGAAGGAGAAGGTGATTTACTTTCTAAGTTCGGCTTAGAGATGAGAGATCAGATGAGTTTGGTTGTTTCAAATCGTAGATGGGAACAGCTTGTTGGAAGATTTCAGCCTGTACCTGAAGTAAGACCTCAAGAAGGTGATCTAATCTACTTCCCATTAGTTAAGGGATTATTTCAGATTCAGTATGTTGAAGAAGAGACACCTTTCTATCAATTGCAGAATATCCCAACATTCAAGTTGAAGTGTGAGTTATTCGAATACTCTAATGAAGCGATTGATACGGGAATTGGAGAGATTGATGAGTTCGAAACAAAGTTTGCAAGTAGAACCACACTTACTCTTGGAACAGGAACAGGAACATTTGCTACAGGTGAAGATGTCACACAAACAGTTGGCGCTCTTACAGTTAGTGGAGAGATTGCTGAGATAAGAAGCGGAGAAGTTGATGTAGTTGGAATCACATCAAGTGATGGAACCAATGTGTCATTCAGCATTACTGGTGACTCTAATGGAAATATAATTGGTTCAACATCCGAAGCGTCTTATGCTATTACATTAAAGGATACATTTAATAATATGGATGAGTTTGATGCCTTTGCAGATAATGAAGAATTTGAATCTGTTGGAAATAATTTCATCGACTTCACTGAAATGAATCCATTTGGAATACCCAATATAACATAATGCTTACAGGAAATCACTTTTACAATCAGACGCTAAAGAAGTCTGTTGCTGTGTTTGGCACTATTTTCAACAATCTTCGTGTTGTTAAACATGGCGGTGTTGAGGAGAGAGTGCCTATTGCATATGGTCCGAGACAGAAGTTCTTGGCTAGACTCGCGCAGTCGAGTCGGCAGGATGAGACCATTGCAATCAAGGTGCCAAGATTGAGTTTTGAAATAACTGATTTATCTTATGATCCTAGTGTTAGTCTGAATAAGATGAACACTATGTCATATTCGAATTCAGGTTCGACAAAATCTAGAGATATTTTAAATCAGAGTGTGCCGTATACATTGGCAATGGAGTTGAATGTAATATCAAAGACTCAAGATGAGGCACTTCAAATAGTTGAACAGATTCTTCCAACATTCTCACCAGAATATACAGTAGCGATCAATGATATGCATGGTCCAGGTTCATCAAGTGATGTTCCTATCATACTTAACTCCGTTTCCATCCCAAATGAATATGAAGGTGATTTTGAAACACGAGGTGTTATAATCTACACACTGTCATTCTCAATGAAGATCCGATTTACTGGAGTCACTACACCTAAACCTATCATCAGAGCTATCACAGCAGATCTTTATAACGACTTACCTGTAGAGGATGCACCACTAGACGCAGTAGATCGGGTGCACACCGAATTAGGCTCTATTGAAGATACACCTGACAATTTTACAGCCAATACAACATTTGGTTTTGATGACTCTCCATAGTTATATATTATGAATAAGACTAAAGATGACATTCTAAATGCTCTTGAAATAAATCTTCCTAAACAATTAAAACAGATAAAAACTGAGGTTGCTCAGACAGAGATTGTTGCTGATACTGAAGAGGATTATGCATATTCAAGAGATAAGATTAAAGACCTTATCGCCAAGTCTGAAGAGGCCATTGATACTATGATGGCTCTGGCAAGTGAGACTGAACATCCAAGAGCCTTTGAAGTTCTATCTGGTATGTTCAAGACCACTACTGATATGATGGATCAACTCATTACTCTACAAAAGAAGAGAAGGGAATTAACACAATCGGAGGAACAGAAACCCGCTGTTGGTAGTACTACAAATAATGCAATCTTCGTAGGTTCAACTACAGAACTACAGAAGTTTTTGAGTAAAAATGACGGATAGTAATAAGAATACTTATCTTGGCAACGCTTTAGTTAAAAGAGATGGTGTTCAAGATAGTTTTACACAAGAGGAAGTTTCTGAGTACGTAAAGTGTATGAAAGATCCGATATACTTTGCATCTAAGTATGTTAAGGTAATATCACTTGACGAGGGTTTAATACCATTCACACCATATGATTATCAGGAAAGAATGTTTAAACACTTCAATGAGAATCGATTCTCTATTGTGTTAGCATGTCGGCAGTCTGGTAAAAGTATTAGTACAGTTATTTACATTCTGTGGTATGCAGTCTTTCATCCAGAAAAGACAATTGCTGTCCTTGCGAATAAAGGTGCAACAGCGAGAGAGATGTTATCACGCGTCACGCTAGCACTTGAGAATCTCCCATTCTTTTTACAACCTGGATGTAAGGCTCTGAATAAGGGTAATATCACATTCGGAAATAATACTAAGATTATTGCTGCAGCTACATCTGGTTCTTCTATTCGTGGTCTATCAGTGAATCTTCTTTTCCTTGATGAGTTTGCTTTCGTTGAGAATGCTGCTGAATTCTACACATCAACATACCCTGTTGTTTCGGCAGGTAAAGAGACTAAGGTGATTATTACATCTACGGCAAATGGTGTTGGTAATGTTTTTCATCGATTATATGAAGGTGCTGTTCAGAATAGAAATGAATATAAATCATTCAGAGTTGACTGGTATGATGTGCCAGGTCGAGATGAAAAGTGGAAGAAACAAACCATTGCAAACACATCGGAAATTCAATTTGAACAGGAGTTCGGTAACTCTTTTCACGGCAGATCAAATACTCTAATTAACTCAGATTCTATTCTTGCTTTAAAAGCTCAAGAACCTATGGAATATAAGAATGGTGTTTCATATTATGAAAAGCCCATTGCTGGTCACACATATGTAATGTGCATTGATGTTTCGAAGGGAAGAGGACAGGACTATTCAACATTTAATATATTTGATGTTCAGTCAGATAGATTTAAACAGGTGTGTACATTCAGAGATAACATGGTATCCCCATTGATATTTCCAGACATAATTGTTAAGATTGCAAGTCTCTATAATGAGGCTATTGTTCTTATCGAGAATAATGATGTTGGACAGGTGGTTTGTAATGCAGTGTATTATGACTATGAATATGATAATACATTTGTTCAGTCTTCGACTAAAGCTGGCGGTATCGGAGTCACAATGTCAAAGAGGATTAAAAGGATTGGTTGCTCAAATCTAAAGGACATTATCGAACTTGGTAAACTAGAGATTATAGATGCCGATACTATATCGGAGATGGCTACATTTGAAGTGCATGGATCTTCTTATGCAGCAAGTGGAGGCAATCATGATGATCTTGTGATGAATTTGGTTCTCTTCGCTTGGTTTATATCATCCGATGCCTTTGGTAATATACTCGATATGGATTTAAAGGATATGTTATATCAAGATAGGATAAGGGAGATCGAAAATGATCTATTACCTTTCGGATTTATCGATGATAATAAGCAAGGGCCTGTTCGTAATGAGTCATATGATAAATTAGTGGAACAGCAGAAGAATTGGTTAGAATTCTAGAGATCATTATATATATAAATAAACATGAGTGACGTGAAATAATTCTTGTTATTTATACAAACATCTTATTATAATAAACTAAAACAACTGAAAGGTAATTATGGGTTTTCAAGTATCGCCTGGAGTCGAGGTAAAAGAAATCGACTTAACAAATGTCATACCGGCAGTATCCACCTCTATTGGTGGATTTGCAGGGTATTTTAAATGGGGGCCTGTTAATCAGATCGCTCTTATTTCGTCCGAGAAGGGTTTGCTCCAAAAGTTTGGAACACCAGACTCTTCTGTTCTCTATGCTGATCCGTTTTTCCAAGCGGCTTCATTCCTTCAATATGGCGAAGCACTTAAGGTTGTTCGTGGTGGTAATTCATCCGACTTCAGTAATGCATCTGATTTAGATGCTGCTGATTCACCTGATAATGGTGTGTGGATTCCTAATCAAACATACTTTGAAGAGTCTTTCACATCACCTGAAGGTGGCACATTTGCTGCTAGATATCCAGGTGCTGCTGGTAACTCTCTTAAGGTTTATGCTTTGAATGCAACCGATTATGCTGCATTGAATGATTCCCCTGCAGACGCAGATGATCTAGAAGGTCAAGCTGTATTCAACTCGTTTGATCTTGCTCCTGATGCTACAGAAATTCACGTCGCAGTTATCGATGTAAATGGTGTATTCGGTGAAGCTGGTCAAATCATTGAGAAGTTTGCTGGATTGGATATCTCCAAAACTGCTAAGACTGCTGCTGGTGCAACTAATTACATCAAGAATGTAATTAATGCTCAATCACAGTATGTTTATCTTATCGCTGGTGATTCGAGTGCTTTTGAAGCAGCTGATTTCACTGGAGGATATCAACTTGGTGGTGGTCAAGAAGCTAGTGATGAAACATCACTTGATCTTGATACTCAGAATGCATTGGATTTCCTTGCAGATTCAGAGATTGAGGACGTAAATCTTATCTTCTCACAAATCATGTCTTCTGGAGCACTTCTTCAGAATTACACTCACTCTATCGCTTATACAAGAAAAGATGCAGTTGCATTCCTTTCTCCACCTAAGTCAGCTACAGTAAATCAAACCAACCCACTTGCAGCAGTTAAGACTTTTGCTAATGATGACATCACAAATCGTGGTGCAGATGGCTCTTATGGTGTTATTGATTCTGGAGCATTGTATATCTACGATCGTTATAATGATGTATATCGTTATATCCCAGCAAATGGTCATATTGCAGGTCTCTGTGCTAACACAGATGATGTTGCAGAACCTTGGTTCTCGCCCGCTGGTTTCAATCGTGGAAGTCTTCGCAACATTGTGAAGGTTGCTTATAACCCTAAGAAAGCAGATAGAGATGAACTCTATAAAGCTGGTGTTAATCCAGTTGCAGCTTTCCCAGGTAATGGCATCGTTCTCTTCGGTGATAAGACTGCACAAGCTAAACCATCTGCCTTTGATAGAATCAATGTTCGTAGATTGTTTATTGTATTGGAAAAAGCAATTGCAACTGCTGCTAAATATCAGTTGTTCGAACTCAATGATGAATTCACCCGCGCATCTTTCAGAAATGCGGTTGAGCCATTCTTGAGAGGTGTTCAAGCACGTCGTGGTATCACTGACTTCTTAGTTGTATGTGATGACACAAATAACACTGGTGATGTGATTGATACTAATCGTTTTGTTGCTGATATCTATATTAAGCCTGCAAGATCGATTAACTTCATCACACTTAACTTCATTGCTACACGCACAGGAGTTGACTTCGCTGAGGTTGCTGGACTATCTAACGCTTAACATAAATAAGAAAGGATAAAAAATTATGTCAGATTTTAAAATAGATAACCTTAAAGGTAAACTACAAGGTGGCGGAGCACGTGCCAACCTTTTCAAGACCACATTCACTGGCCCATTTGTTAATACAGTGGCCGATCTCTCATCACATCTATGTAAAGCTGCTCAACTTCCGGGTTCAGTAGTTGGTCAGATTGACGTACCATATCGTGGTCGAGTCTTGAAAGTTGCGGGAGATCGCACTTTCGAAAACTGGACTGTTACATTCATCAATGATGAAGGTTTCGATATTCGTGATGCCTTCGAAAGATGGATGAATGTAATCAATCAACACGTTGAAGGTGAAGGCGCTATCAATCCAGCAGACTATCAAGCTACTATGCAGGTTGATCAGCTTTCTAGAGATGGTTCGACTGCCAAAACTGTTGTAATTAACGGTGCTTTCCCTGTTAATATCTCTGCTATCGATCTCAGTTATGATACAACTGATGCGATTGAAGAATTTACTGTTGAGTTCGCTTATCAGTATTGGACTTCTGCAGGAACAACTACGTAAGTAATTAAAATTATGGGCTCCTCAATCTTGGGGAGCCCATATATTTTCGTATAAATAACATATATGAATCTATTTGGATATGAAATTAGTAAAAAGATTGCATCGAGAGAAACAAAACTCGATAAAGATCTAAAATCATTTGTTACACCGCGTGACGAGGAAGGCTCTTCTTCTGTTGCTACAACTGGTGGATACTATGGCCAATACGTTGATATTGACGGTACTAGTAGTGACAGCTCATCAGAGTTGATTATTAAGTATCGGGAATCTGCATCACAACCAGAGTGTGATCAGGCCATTAATGATATTGTTGACGGAGCTATTGCATCGGGGGATGATTCTGCACCCGCTGCATTAAATATGAATGACTCTGAATTACCAGATTCAATCAAGAAGCAGATTCAAGAAGAATTTAGTAAGGTGTTATCCTTATATAAGTTCAATCGTAAGGCGGCGGATCTATTCAAGGAATGGTATATAGATGGCCGACTATACTTTCACGTCATAACTGACGAAAAGAATTTTAATAAAGGTATTAAAGAGCTTAGGCAGGTGAATCCTTTACATCTTAAAAAGATTAAAGAGATTAAAAAAGTTCTTGATCCAAAGACTGGGGCCAAAATCCCAAAGACTGTATCTGAATATTATATTTACTCAGAGGGTGGCGATGGTTCCGGTTCAGATGTTGGATTTAAGATTGCCAAGGAAGCCATCATCTCATGCCCTTCTGGTTTACTTGATGTTAATCAAGAAAATATAATAGGACATTTACATAAGTCAATGAAGTTGGTGAATCAACTTCGAATGATGGAAGATTCATTAGTGATGTATCGTGTATCACGTGCACCAGAAAGGCGAATCTTCTACATTGATGTCGGCAATCTTCCAAAGGGTAAGGCTGAAGAATATGTACAATCTGTGATGAGTAAATATCGCAACAAGCTTGTATATGATTCGGCTACAGGTGAGATTAGAGATGATACTCGACATATGTCGATGCTTGAAGACTTTTATATGCCACGAAGAGAAGGTGGTAGAGGTACAGAGATTACAACTCTTCCTGGTGGAGAAAATCTTGGACAGATTGAAGATGTTGTATTCTTTCAGAAGAAACTTTATAGATCTTTGAATGTGCCTATTGCAAGACTTGAACAAGATACTACTCATGCATTTGGGCGACCAAGTGAAGTATCTCGTGACGAAGTTAAATTTCAGAAATTCATTGATAAGCTTAGAAATCGTTTCTCTTTTCTATTGATTGATGCTCTACGAATTCAGTTAATCCTAAAGGGTATTATTAAACAGTCTGAATGGGATGCAATCGAAGAGAGTATTGCAATCAATTATGTTGAAGATAATTACTTCGCTGAATTGAAGGAAGCCGAGATCATTAAAGAGCGTGTTGAAGCCCTTAATATTGTCAATGAGTTTGTTGGTCAATACTATTCTAAGGCTTGGGTCCGCAGAACGATCTTGAAGCAAACTGATGAAGATATTAGAAAAATTCAAGATGAGATTGAAGATGAGAAAAAAGATGAGCCAGATGATGATTTGGACATTTAAAGATAACAATTATTATAAATAGATACTATGAACAATACAGAAAAACTTTTTAATGATTTGGTGAATAATGATGAGCAGGCTGCTATGAGTTCTTTCACAGTAGCAATTCAAGATAAACTTGATCAAGTTATGGCAGTGAGGAAAGTTGCTATTACATCTGAAGTCTTTAATCAAGCTACTGTTGAAGAATCAACTGAACTTGAGGAGGCTGCTATTGAGATTACATTCAAGAAGGGTAATTCTTCTAAGAAGGAGATTGCTAAATTTAAAAATCAGAAGGAATTCGAGAAGTGGTTCATTAAACATGAAGATGACATTGAAATCACTTCACACAAAGGATTAGAAGAATAATATGAAATTAATCACAGAACATTTAGATTCAAACCTCGAATTTCTCATTGAGAAAGATGAGAAGGGTAATAAGAATACCTACATCGAGGGTGTCTTTATGCAAGCGGAGCAGAAAAACCGCAACAATAGAATTTATCCTAAAAACGTATTAACTGAGGCATGTGCCAAATACGTAAAGGAGCAGGTTAGAACTGGACGAGCAGTTGGTGAGTTAAATCACCCTGAAGGTCCAGCAATTAACCTTGATAAAGTTTCGCACAGAATTACCGAACTTAATTGGGATGGTAATGATGTTGTTGGAAAGGCACTTATACTGAATACGCCAATGGGTAATATAGTGAAAGGACTTATTGAAGGTGGATGTAAGTTAGGTGTCTCAAGTCGTGGTATGGGAACAGTTGAAAGCAGGAATAGTAAGACCTATGTGAAGAGTGATTTTATGCTCTCCACAGTGGACATTGTACAAGATCCCTCTGCACCGGAAGCATTCGTTAATGGAATAATGGAAGGTGTTGAATGGATTTATGAGAATGGTATTCTTAAACCTCAACAGATTGAAGAATATGAGACTGAAATACATAAAGCATCTAAATCTGAACTTGCAGAAGCTCAGAAAAGGGTCTTTAGCGATTTCCTCTCCAAACTCTAATCATTAAAATAATAAAGCTATGTCAGAAGAAAACACAGAACTAGAAGACATCATTGAAGATGTCTCTGAAGAACAGCTTATTGCTAATGAAGAGCTTGTACAGGATCTACCTGAAGTCTCTGAAGAGCAAGAAGCATCCTTTGATGATTCCATCAAGTCAATTCTCCTCGGTGAAAAGAAAGCCGTAAAAAAGGAAGAAGAAGACGAAGAAGAATCTGAAGAAGACGAAGAAGAAGAAGAAGAAGATGAAGAGGAGATGGAAGAATCCGCCAAATCTAAGTCTAAGAAAGAATCTGAGGACGAAGAAGAAGAAGAATCTGAAGAAGACGAAGATGAGGAAGAAGAGCCTAAGGAATCTAAAAAGAAGGTTTCTGAAGCACTTGATCTCCTCATTACAAATGAAGCTGAACTTAGCGAAGACTTCAAAACCGAAGCTGCAACACTTTTTGAAGCAGCTATTGCAGAAAGATCTCTTGAGATTCAAGAAAATCTTGAAGCAAAATACAATTCGGAATTGAATGAAGAAGTTGAATCACTACGTGAAAGTCTTGTCGAAAGAATCGATGATTATCTTTCATATGTGGTTGAAAGCTGGGTTGAAGAGAACTCTGAGCAAGTTGAAAATACACTTCGCACAGATATCGCTGAAAACTTCATGTCTTCACTTAAAGACCTATTCATCGAGAACTATATCGAAGTTCCAGCCGAAAAGAGAGACCTTGTTGAAGAACTCAACACATCTGTTGAAGAAACATCTTCACAACTCTCAGAAGCTGCAACCGAGATCGAAAATCTTAAAGAGCAGATCGAAACATTCGAGAGAGCTGAAGTTATCAACTCACTATCGGAAGATCTGTCAGAAACAGAAACACATCGTCTCAAGACTATCTTGGAAGACATGAGTTTCTCTGATAAAGAAGTCTTCTTCAATAAAGCTCAGACAGTCAAAAGTTCAATCTTTGAAATCAAAGAAGAAACATCTCAAGAAGAATCTTTGGTTGAAGAAACCGAAGACGAAACAGAAATCGTAATTGAAGGTACAGCAAATCCTCTCACGAAGCTTCCTGCTTCTATGAGACAATATGTTGAAGCCCTCACAAAATAAACCATATCACAAACAATAACATAGGAGAAATTCAAAAATGTTTAATACAGAAAACGAAATGAAAAAGTGGGCACCAGTGCTTGATCACAAGGATGCACCTGCTTTCCAAGATTCACACCGCAAGGCTGTTACAGCCAAGCTTCTAGAAAATACAGAGATCGCTCTTCAAGAAGAGAGAGTACAATCTGGTTTTCTTAACGAGAATAACGTAACTACATCGGCTGTAAGTAAGTTCGATCCAGTTCTTATCTCTCTTGTACGTCGTGCAATGCCTAATCTCATCGCTTATGATGTAGCAGGTGTTCAGCCAATGTCCGGTCCAACTGGTCTCATCTTCGCGATGAAGTCACGTTACAACGATCTAACATCTAGCCCAAGTACAACTAAGATTGGTGTAGATGACCCAGAAGCACTTGGTCTTGATGAGCCTAACACTGCTTTCTCCGGTCCTGTTTCCACAACTGCTGGTGAAGCTCTTGGTAAAGCTGCTCCTTTCGGCGACATGGGTTTCACCATCGAGAAAGCTGTTGTTGAAGCTCAGACTCGTGGTCTTAAGGCTGAATACACAATGGAACTTGCTCAAGATCTTAAGGCAGTTCATGGTCTTGATGCTGAAGCTGAATTGGCTAATATCCTTTCGACTGAAATCCTTGCGGAAATCAATCGTGAAGTTATTGACACAATCAATGACAAGGCTAAGCCTGGTTTTGATGGCAACAATGTTAACTCGCCTACTGGTGATAACATCTTCGATCTTGCATCTGATGCTGATGGTCGTTGGGCTGTTGAGAAGTTCAAGAGCTTGATCTTCCAAATCGAAGTTGAAGCTAATAAGATTGCAACTGAAACACGTCGTGGTAAAGGTAACTTCATTATCTGCTCCGCCAACGTTGCTTCTGCTCTAGCAGCCGCTGGTCAACTTGACTACACACCTGCTCTTGCTTCTAATCTTCAAGTTGACGCAACTGGTAACACCTTCGCAGGTGTTCTTAATGGTCGCCTCAAGGTATATGTTGATCCATATGCAATTACTGATTATGTAACTGTTGGTTTCCGTGGAACTAATCCATATGATGCTGGTCTCTTCTACTGCCCATACGTTCCTCTTACTATGGTTCGTGCAGTTGATGAATCAACTTTCCAACCTAAGATTGGTTTCAAGACTCGCTACGGCATGGTCAAGAACCCATTCGTTGAGTCTGCTACTAGTGGCGGCGTTGGAAGTGCTGATAAGAATCCATACTTCCGTAGATTCGAAGTTGCGAACATCAATGTTGCTGGTTAATTTTAATTAATTAATTTTATAATTTGAAGGGGTCTCGAAAGAGGCCCCTTCTTTTGTTTATAAATACATACATGAGTAACTTAACTAGCAATTACAATTTTCTTTCACCAACAGGATTTAAGTTTGTTGTGAATCACGATCGATTCGCTAATTTGGAATACTTTGCCACAAGTGTGACGCTTCCATCCTTTAACACTGCAGTCGTTGATATTAATAGGCAACAATATAAAGGATATGTTCAAGGCGATATGACAATGGACGAATTATCTTTAAGAGTTGCTATTGATGAAGATATGAAAGTTTATACTGAGATGTTTGAATGGATGATTGAAAATAGAGACAAAAAACTAACATCATTTGACGCAACTTTAATTATCATGACCAGTCACAACAATCCCAATAGATCTGTTCAATTTAAAAACATCTTTCCAGTAAGCATGGGCTCTCTTGAATTTAATACCCAAACTAGTGATATTGAATATCTTCAGGCTGATATCTCGTTTAGATATGATGAGTTTAAATTCGTATAAATAATAATATATGATGAGTTTAAATGATATTTTAGAATCTTGGAAGAAAGATTCGGTGATTGATGAGCATGCTTTAGATGATGTAACTATTCAGACATCTAAACTACACGCTAAGTATCTTGAAATCTTCACACTGTCTAAGTTGCAGTTGAGGAAGAAGGAGATGGATCTGGAGCAAGTTCGAAAGGATAAGTGGCTTTACTACACAGGAAAGATGACACAAGGAGAGATGGATAAAAGAGGATGGTCATATGATCCATTTCAAGGTATGAGTAAACCTCTTAAATCAGAGATGGAAATGTACTATAGCACTGATGTGGATATCGTTAAAGTAAGATCTGGCATTGAATATCAGAAAGCCATTACTGATTCCCTTGAAGAAATTATGAGTAATATTCGATGGAGACATTCACACATCAAGAATATAATTGATTTCCGCAAGTTCACATCTGGAATGTAATTCAATATACCTTCTAGAGCCGATTAAAGAATCTTTTACATTAATCTATTGATGATTAAGTATTCTTGTTAATTTGAGCATAGTCATTCCTGTTCTGCTTTGATTTGATTATATCAATTATAATAGAATGTCAAGTTATGTCAAGGTGATATCGAAGATTCCGCAGGAAAGATTAGAAATATTATGGATACTATTATTATAGAAAAGAAGAATGAAGCCACCTTGTATATAACAAGTGATGATTCTGGTATTCTTCAAGAAATATCTGAGTTCTTTACATTCTACGCACCCAATTATAAGTTTGTACCTTCGTACCGCAATAAGATGTGGGATGGCAAAATCAGGCTTTATAATCGTATGAACAGTACCATTCCATCAGGTCTATTGAATGAGGTGCTTCAGTTTGCTAAGGATAGGAGTTATCAAGTGAATCTTGCGCCAGAGATACAGAATAGATTCTCTTATGATGAAGAGTTTGTTGATGGACTGTCACTCTGTGGTGGTGGAGTACCTATTAAGCCTAGAGACTATCAGAAGAGAGCATTCGAATTTGCTACTGATAATGGTAAGGCTATCCTAGTTTCTCCAACTGGTTCGGGTAAATCTCTTATCATCTATATGCTGATTCGATACTACTTACAGGAGGAGCTTGATAAAAAAGTTATAATCGTTGTTCCCACAACCTCTCTGGTCGAACAGATGTATAAGGATTTCGCTGACTATTCAAGTGATGATCCAGATTTTGATGTTGAAGAGGATGTTCATAGAATCTATTCTGGTAAAGAAAAGACATTTGATCAATCGGTTCTTATCACAACTTGGCAGAGTGCTGTTAAACTTCCCACCTTGTGGTTTGAACAATTTGGATGTGTCATTGGGGATGAGGCTCATACATTCAAGGCTAAGTCACTTACAACTATCATGAGTAGATTAGTTAATGCTGAGATGAGAATCGGCACGACTGGAACTTTAGATGGTGGTCAAGTTAATGAATTAACACTTACTGGTAATTTCGGTCAAGTGTATAAGGTAACAACTACACAGTCTCTCATTGAATCGAACACACTCGCTGACCTCAAGATTCAATCTCTTGTACTTAAATATAGTGATAAAGTTAGAAAAGCATTTGGTAAGCAGACATATGCTGATGAAATTAGTTTCATTGCTGCTCACGAACAGAGAAATAGATTCATCACCAACTTAGCACTTGATCAAACAGGTAATACTCTAGTTCTCTATAATCTCGTGAAGAAACATGGAGAGCCTCTATTCAAACAGATAAGAGATAGGGCTGGTAAAAGGAAAGTCTTCTTTGTGTCTGGATCAGTGAATGCTGAAGAAAGAGAGAAGATTCGTACAGTAACAGAGAAGGAG